TTTTAGTATCTACTACACATAATGGCTGCGCGATAAGAAACGCAACCCTTTTACAAAAGTGTGATTATTTAAAATTTTATCCCCAAAAGCCTATTAAGAAAGGCAACACCAAAGAAGCTTGTTAAGAAAAGCTTGGTAAACGCGTGTTAAGAAACGCGGATAAAGGATAGAAACGTGAAGGGAGCTTGTTAAGAAAAGCTCAAGGAATGACGATAAAACAAAGAAGAAAGCTAGATCGGCCAATTAAGGCAAATCGACTAGGAAAATCCAAACCAGGGTGCGCAACGGTGAAGTATGACACGTCTGGAAACGTCAAAGTAGGTATTTTGGCCCGGCTAGTTAAAGCAAGTGCCACCAAGGCGGTTAAGCCATAGTTGTGTTAGCCCATTCTGTGGCCTCATCATCACGATCGAGCTGAATGGGTTCGTCAGCGAGGCTGTCAGTGTCTGTGCCGGCTTCAGCGAAAGTCGACTCATACTGGGTGCCCGCATCGGCATAGGGAGACCCTTCATTGGTCTGGGTCCCTGCGTACGCCGTGGATGGATTGGCGTAGTTGTTTGTTGCCACGTAGTAGTTCAGCTTGTTCTGCATGGCATTATTCTGGGCGGCAAGGGTGCCGTAGGTGCGCACGATTCCCTGGGAGACCTGGAGAGCCATACCCATCTTGCCATTCGCAACCACCATCTGTTTTGCTGCGTTCGTCTTCAAGCCAAGCATCTCCTTCTCGTGGCGGTACTGCCAGCCTTGGGTGATGAACCCGCTAGCCGAATCACCTACAGCGGTGAGACCTGCGCCGAGCCCCTTCATGAGGGTCGCGGACGCGGCTTCTCTGTGCTCGACGCGGATGGGAGTGCGTTGTACGTAGACGTAGCCCTCCGATGTCCAGCATTGGAGGCGGTTGGGGTGGGCAGCATCTTTTGCCGCACGGAACTTTCGTTTCAGTTCCCCCCACAGAACGTCGCGCCCCATTACAAGCTCTGGTTCTCCGATGAGGTGGAATTCCCCATCAATCTCATCAACGGTGTACTCGGAGCGCCAGAGGAAGTCGTAGAGATCGTCCCTGGTGACGGGGGCGGGAATCCTAGAGTTAGAGAAGGTGGTGGTGGGGAGTGCTCCTCCCTGAAAGGGAGCAACATTCCTCACGACATAGTCTGTGACATCTCCCGACCGGAACCCGTACTTTGTCCCATTGACAGAGATGACGCCCTGGTTATACGCGGCTGTTGCTGCGACGTTACCGAAGGTGTCAAGGATCTGGAACGAAACGGGCTCGACGAACTTGGAGAGGAGAACGGTCTCCTGTTTAGTCCACGGGACGGTTTGGAGGTCTTGGGAGGCAACTGAAGCCACCGTCGTTGGGATCTCTGGGCTGAATCGGAGGAGGGCTCGGTCTGTAGCAAGACTGGCCGTGTTGCGGTTGGAGCACTTCAGGATGGAGCTGTTAAGGGGGTAGCTGGGGCGGACCGTATAGGCCGAATAGTCGCCTGTAGGACCCGCAATGGTGTACCCGCAGTGGGAAGAGCTGGAGCCCCCGTAGCGCCAGTAGCGAACAGGGTACTCTGCGCTCGCCGCATTGGCAGCATCCTTGTAGTACTGGATGGTTTGGGCAGGCGCCAGGTCGGCGCTCAAAGCGTTAGAGCTCACAACGTTAGCGCCGGTGTTAGCGTGCAACCCCCCAGCGATATCCTCGAACGTGGCGAGAGAGCCCAGGGCGGTCGTGAGCGAGCCCATGTAGGGCATGCTCCATGCCAGCGCCTCACTGTTGTAGCTCGTCCACCAATTGTAGGTGCGCAGGTTGTCGAAGGGTTGCGGGACATTGGTAAGTTCTGCCTTCACCCAGACTGGGGTGCACTGCTCATTTGAGGCAAAACCGGGGCTGGGCGCAGGGGTCGTCAAGTTGCCATCGGTGAACATCCTCACGCGGCCGAGGTTGCCAGTAAGCTCGCCAAGCGTCTTGCCTTCAATCCGGTCGGGGTTGTTGGGAGCCACATAAGGCTTCTGACGGTAGACGCCGCCGAGCCATTGGGAACGCAAACGCATGGTCACGCGCGTTTGGTCAACAGCCTGGGCCTTAAGGGGTTGGTAGATCGCTCCAACGAGAGTTTGGGTGAAATCATTCCACTCCTTCTCGTCTTCGATCTTGGTGCTGCGCCAGAGTCGCGTGTCCCTCGTGTCTTGGAGAGTGAACTTATTGGTAGATGCAGCACTGGCTGGGATGTAGACTGGCTGGAATCGTTGCATCTCTTTCGGTGAGATGAAGTCTCCATCGAACCGGTAGGGTAGCACACCGACGATAAACATCCCGGTGGTGAACCCGCTTCCCGCGACGATGACAGTGATGTCGATGTCTCCCATCCAGATCTCGTGCTGGTCAATCCATCGGCGGGCCTCAGCTGACAGGGCCCCCAATCCATACGAGTACTTGAAGAGAACAGTCCCCTCAGGCCTCTCCGAGTCGATGACAATGACTCCATCGGAGAGGTCGTACTCTTTGCTCGCGTCCGTCATGACGTTGCCAAGAATACCCTGCGCTGCGCCGATGCTAGGCACAAGGGATGCCTGGAGGACGTTGGACGGGACGATAGACGTGGAGACTCCAGTGATGTTATCAGCGAGGGGGTCTTGGACGAGGGACTGTGCCTGCGTTGGCAAGCCAGCCTGAGGTGGGATGTCTGTGGCAGGGACACTCAGCATCCCGGCACCAGGGGCGACCGGCGGCTTTGGTGCGAGCCCCTTCTTCGGTGGGGGTGCGCGCTCCATCTCTTTCCTCTCGGTGGCCTGGATTGGCTCCAAGAAGCGGCGATGGGCCTCGATCTGTCTGTTCACGAAGGTCTTAATCTCCTCGGGGTCGGTGAAGGCATGCATGGTGATGTCTTCAACCAAGTCCCCGGTTGGGAAATTCCACTTGCGCCCTGTGATCCCGTACTTGTAGACATGGGCGCGATATGCGATCAGTGTGAGTGCGGTGTCATGGTACGCGAGGAAAGTTCGGAGTCTCGTCTTGTTGTCCTCTTCAGCATCGTTCCGAATCTGAGCGTTGATGGAAACCGTTGGATACGTTGCCTCCGCGATCATCGGCTGGATGTCGACGTCGTGGGGCGCGATCACAAAAGTCATTCCGTCCCATGACTTCATCCGGAACTTCTCTTCTTTTCGGGTGAGTATCAGGCCATCGTGGAAGATGGCTTTGACTGTCGCCTCATCCGACATGATGTTTTTCTCCCCTTGAGTCTTGCTGGGGAGCTTCCAGGCACCGTTGCGGCAGTAACGGGCCAGGATTACGTTGTGTGGAATTGGATTCTGCATAATGATCTCAATTTCGTCTTGTTTCTGACAATTAGTTTCCTCGAGAGGTGCTGATTGTGCGCGAGCAATGAGCTGGTTATCTGGCTTTTTGTTCTGGAAAAAGGACTGGCGTTGTTTCGTAAACTCCTCTGGAGTTAGAGTCACCCTGCCTCGCATGACGTTGGCAAGGTATTCCGCTAGAACGAACCAGTCGTCTTCATAGACCACCCTTCGGGGCGTCTTTGCGGACCAGGTGAGGGCAGCGCTTTGCATCTTCTCGAAGTACTCAAAGCCCCAAGCTATCGCCGAAATTAGTGCCTGCTTGACTTTTGTCGAGTGGGCGTCTTCGTCTGACGAGGTCATCCAGACGAACATAGAGTCAACCGTGATCTTCTTAAGGGCGGGCAGATGGGTGCCAAACTCTTTGTAAAACTTCGGAAAGCGAGAACAGTACGAGTTCTCGTCGAAGGGAAGCTCCCGCGGCGGTCCAGTCTTCGTGCTATCCGTCGCAACGATGCCAAAAGAGGCATACATTGCAGATATCATCTCGCCTGTGAAGTCAACACCCGGCCGGATGGAAGCCCAGACATCGTCCCCATAGACTTTCAAGAAGACGTTCTTGTGGAACTGGTGGATGGGGTTCTTCGAGGGGAAGCGAAGCCTCCACTCATGATAGTACATGAGGATGTGATTCAGGCAATTCCTCTCTGTCGTTCCAGCAATCCCGGAGCAAGCGATCCCATCGACTTCAGTAACGCAATCATCAACAAGGATAAATGACGTGCTTCGGTACAGGGCAGCAGCAAGCCCCTCCTTGGCACAGTCTTCCGCGTTGGAGTAGGTCGGGCTTAGAGCGCAAATCTCACTCTCGAATCGTTGTGTGGCGCGGATCACGTCAGGATGCTGGGAGATGTCCCAGTTAGCAGCGTCCACGGTCATCGCGTGGGTAAGGTTGTAGGATTTGGCCTTCACCATCATCTCGTCAAACTCGAGCTCGACGTTCTGGCCAATCCCCCACGGCATTTCGCGGTGGAGGGCGCGCATGATCGCCCACAGCCCGCCGTAAGTCATGTTCAGCCAAATATTCAGGGCCCAGTCGCAGGCGTAGAATAGACGACCATCTCCAGTAAGCCCCTTGGATGGCTTCAAAAGTTCGTCTTTCACGCAGGCTTTATGAATGCACATGATCGGAGTTCCATGTTTTGCCAGCGTGGCAATTCGTTGGACCCTCGCCTTGAGGTCTGCCCAGGCTTCATGGTGCTTCACGGTGTCTTCGGACCGGAAACCATCGCCGGGAGGGTGAAAGAAGTCAGCCTTGCGCTGGATTCCATACTTCGTCTGGTAGTAGACGCCCGCGTTTGTGTCCATTGATGCGGGACTAAAGTTCGAATAATGGGGGTGCGTCGGCTTGAGTCCAAACACCACTTCGTTGAACGTTAGGCGGTGGGCCCCCATCAAGCGGTCCTTATAATAGCGGACCATGTGATCGACCGTGTCCAGGAGATCCTTCAATGGTGGGGCCTTGCGCTCGCGTTTGAACTTGAGCGCGAGAGTTCCTGCCAGGGAATAGGTGCCATCCCGGCGGAGGAGCTGCGGATACCCCTGTGCGTTGAGGAGGTCAGCATCGGTCTGCAGCGGGACTTTATCCGAGGTCCAGTCGATGGCAGCCTTGTAGCGCGGTTCGAACTTCCAATCCATTGTCGTGCCAGTGCGCTTCGCCCAACGTGCAATTACGGGGGTCGGGAGAACTGTCAGAGGCTTCCGCTTTGCGAGCAGCTCCGACGTGGCTTCGTCCACTAAGAACTGGCCAACTTTTTGGGCATTGCCCTGTGGCCGTTCGCTCGGGACCATGGACATGATGAGTCCCCGGGTAATGGACGTGGCTGTCGAGATTGGGAAGCCGTTATAACGACCGCAGTGGAGCGCGATGATCTGTGGGGCGAAGTGCTTGCTGACCGTGATGTAGGCCGTGCCGCAGTCTCCGTCGGATGGGAGAACATTGTCCACCCCAGTGTTCCAGTTGATCTCATAGGACTCTTTCCGCATGAGAGGCGCGTCGGTCCACGAATCGTCGAACTTGACCGCTCGCTGCGGGATGTAGTGGGCCATCCCGTACGCTACTGGCTCCGTGATGCGAGGGAGTTGAATTCCGACTTCAACAGCGGTCTCAGGGACCTCCGCGATGTAGTCGATCATCTTTGGCCAGAGAGGGGCACCTGGGATCTTTAGGAGCGCAACGTCGCGATCAGAATTGATGTACACGATCTCAGCCGAACCGGTGTACTCGTTGCTTGCAACGGTAACGTTGGTTTGATCGGCATAGATAGCGTGTGCGACCGTGATGATGTAGTTGTCGTGTGTGTGGAAACCACGAACATTCCCATTAACCCCAATCACAGCAACGCTCGCCTTGCGTAGCTTGGCAACGATGGAGTCGAAAGCATTGGGCTGGTTGGTCCCCGGCTTGAGAGACTCAGCATGGGCGTCTGCGGGCGCACCCTTGGAAATGCGCTTCAGGTAGGCCTTGTAGGAAACAGGCCCCTCCGCCGCCAGCTCGAGGTATTCGTTCTTGTAGTGGATCCGATCACTGTAGGACATGGGGAAGTCATCATCATTGGCGAGCTTGGTCAAGTATGCTTCATATTCCTCATCGTTCATCTTTTTCCTTCGGGAGAAGATTCTCGGCTTGACAGTCTTCTTGCTCTCGGCTGTAACAATGATCTCTGGCATGAACGTGGCCTCGATGAGCTCGCACACCACTGGGTACTCTGTTGGCGCCTTGAGCCTATCGTCTGGGTTGACGTAGGCATCATTAAGCATCTGTTCAACGTTCGAGTAGGTTTTCCCCTGAAGGCTGGCTGTGGCTTCCATACGCGCGAGGTCTGCCCGGACGGGGAGGTACCCTGTGGGGAAGAGCTTGACAATGGCGCCGATCGTTACGGCGATCGCAGCTGTGGCGGCAAGAATTTTAACCCACGGAGCGTCAGCGAGTTTCTTTGCAAACTGGGCGAACCAGAGCTTCCGCTCCCCTGCAGCCATTCGGGAGGCGAATTCGCGCCGGATAGGCTCGAGCTCGGGGTTCGACATAAGCAACCGGTAGATGGCAGCCCGTTGGGGAATGGGTAGGACTTTGGGGTCTCCAGCGAGCAATGCGCACGCCGTGTCCATGTCCAGCATGAACCCTGCAATCTCCCAAAAGCCGTCGTGGACGACAACGGGAGCTGTGGTGGTGGCACACACATAGATGACGTTCCCAAGAACCAACAAGTGGTTCGTACCAGCGACAACGTGAGCGCACATTCCGGTCCCGATCGATTGGAGCTTGGCGTGGTACGTTTTGAGCAACGGGATCAGATCGTCTGCTGTTCTTACGACTCCGTTGTAAACCCAATGGTCGAGGCCGGAGACCGATTGTTTTTGGACGCGGCTGGACACGGTGACAGAAAGCCGGTTGTTGGGTCTGCAGTACCCTCTAAAGAGGGACACTGGGCTCTTAATGTCCTCCACCAGGTGGTCAAGGGTGTCTGCGACGATCGCAATGTCAGGATCAAATTGTGGAAGCGCATCCACGCGCTTGACTACAGTGTTACCGCCGCCTGTGGCATGGGCGATCCATCGGTCATTGATGTGTCCCAAGAGCTCGTCCTCGGAGACCTGGGTGAGTTCTCTGCCGTTCCATAGTTGGGGCCCCCCGTGCATACGGACGAAAACATTGCCGTGCGGGGTAACCACGTTGCCGTAGTCAGGGAACCAGACGTTACCGGAGAGACCAAGGCGTCTTGCGACGCCAGCAAACGCACCGGCGGGTGGGAGGACAGCAGTCTTGTACGGTGACCCTCGCATAACAGCTCCGAACGCTCTCTGAGCAAGGCTCATCCCTTTGAAACTGATGCGGATATTGGACGCTATCAGCACACAGCTCATCGGGTTGACTTTGTTGAACCACTCCATGAACGGTCTCCAGTCACTTTGATCGATCGCGTCGTCAATGATGTACACCGCCGCAGAGTCAATCGGGGGAACGTCAAGCGTCACCCTGATGATTGGGAGCTTAAATGACTCAAAGTATGGTATGAGTCTGTCCTCAAGCAGCCGTGTCTTGTGCTCGAACGGGGGTCCATTGAGATGTGCGACTAGAGGCGCAGCACCTTCCAGTCGGAGGACGGGGGGGACGGCGAATCGTGCCGGCCCCACTCGGACGGGTCCCGCCGGCGGGGGGGCGAGGTCGCCCTGGCGCACCTCTTCAAGGCGGATCATCCTCTGTCGGTGTTTCTCTACAATGGAGGTGATGACTTGCTCTACGGAGCGACGTCCAACGGTTGTCTCCACGTAATTGGCCCCACCTGGGCCGCGAGCGTAGGACTTCTCGACGATGCGAAGATGCCCAAAATCTGGACGGCGATGGCCGCCGGCGTAGCGGTCTTCCGCGTCCGCGTCAGGGTCCGTGATGTCGTAGGTGGTGAAGCGCGACCACAATGCGTCTACTGATGCGGGTGACAGGTCAGGAAGCTCAGGCCGTGGGAGGTTGGAAATGATGAAACCCACTTCCCACTCACGCGGTTGGAATTTGTCTTCAACAGCCGCGCCTGACATGCCGTAAAACCCGCTGGAAAACATACCTGTTGCCTCCATTAGAATGGGGTCGTTGGCTGTTTTGCCGATTTCGTCTGCAACCATAACTTTCTGGCCTGAGTATGGGGGCCAGTGTTTGTTAGCTGGGAGGTTGACGGCGTAAACGGACTTGCTCGGGGCATTGGGCCAGATCCGGTTGTACAAGTGCCTTCCGATGTAATGGGCAAGGGAGGTCTTCCCAACGCCTGGAGGTCCGGTGAGCTGGATGCCAACTGGATCAATGAACACGTCCATCGATTTGACACGCTGTTGAACAAGCTTAAGCTTGTCTACCAGCCGAGCGTGCGTAGCGCGCACAAGGCTAGCGATTGGCGGCCCGTCTCGCTGCGGTTGCGGAGTGTGGACGAGAACTGCTGCAACGCGGGCAACGAAATCCCGCATCATGTTGACCCGACCGTCCGTGATAATCTCGGGGATCGTTGCGCTTTCGTAATAGTCTCCCTCGGTGAGTAGCGCCTGCATGTGGGTCGCAGTGCCCTTGGATCCATTGAGGTCCATGTCGATGACGTCGTTGACAATGAAATCCACGATGTCTTTGCTCTCGCGGAACGACTCCTTAATGTTGGACTTCAAGGTGAAGATGGAGTTTATGGCGCGGATGTCATGTCCCCTGCCCAACGCAATGACACTGATGGTGCTATAGAGAAGCCCCATGCCAACTGCGATGAGACGGGGGAGATGCTCCATGGACTCTGGGGTCCAGGAGATGTTGTCAAAATCCAGGACGTCGTCGTACGGGTTAGCGGACGGGGGGAACATCCGGGGGAGATTTGGTGCGTCCGTTTGGGTGGACTGCGGACATGTCTCTGTAAAGTGATGGGTAACCACCTCAGGAGTGAGGCAGCTGATGTCGAAGGTCGTCTTCCATCCGGCGAGTGAGGCAAGGGCGTAAAGCGCCGATGCAACGTGGGTGACAACCATCATGAAGGTTGCGGTCGACCTGGACGTATAGTTGCGCCACCCGCTTAGTGCTGTTGTGATGCCAATAATGGCACTAACGAGGTGTGTGATGTCAGCGGTCTTCGCATTGAGGAAGACTTCGCGAACCTTGGATCCAATGAAGGAGGTCAGCTCCTTAAACATGCCGCCAATGCTCTCACGATGAATAGTCGGAGTCACATCAACGCCACGGTGATACACGCGCAAATTGGGAGTCGGAGTTACAAGTGGTGGTGGTAAAGGAAGACCCAGACGGCGCGCGTGAACGCGCTGCTGGAGTGAAAGAAGGTTCAAGAGGGTGGTGCGAATGCGGGTTGCAACCACACCATCCCACTGAGCCTGTGAAAATTGTGAAATACCCTGGTCTCTTAAATAAGAGAGGGATTTGAAAAGTTGAAAACTAACAAAATCAGAAGGGTTAGCAAGTGCTAACGCGGTTGAAATGAAATTTGAAAATGAATTTGAAATTGGAAATTGTTTGAAAAGTTGGTGCACTGACTGCCGTGAGGCCACCCCGTGCAAGGGTGTTTCCGCTGCAAGCTTTGAAGCCATTACAGAAAAGAAAATGAAATTAAGAAATTAATTGAAAATAGTCGAAAGAGTGAAAACTCAACGATAACAATCAAAATATC